GGAGCATTATTATTACAAAGGCCTGCCTTTGAAGATTCTGCCCTAGAACAAATACAAAGATTTAGTAAAAAATGTAATCTGGTCAACAAACTTGTAGCAATGAAGCCTAAATGGGGACTTCAATTTGAAATAGATTATTGTGACGAGCAAGGCAACAGCTTCCAATTACTTCAATTTGATTTTGATAGTAATTCTTACACAGAAATAGTGGAGAAGAAAAAAATTACAGATGAATGGTTATTGTCAGTAGACTGGGCTGACTCAGCACATAAAATATTAGATCAAAAATCCGAATGGATTAATCTTACCTCAAGCCAACAAAGTGTTTGGAAACAAAACTTTTTTGGAATCAAATAGTTGCTTTTACCAGCAGATTATTATATACTAGACTCAACAAGGAGAAAACATGGCAGTAAGAAATTTTAATGAAGCAGAAAAACAAAAATTAATTCAAATTATATCACAGGGATCACAGGTGCTTGGTGAAGTGGAAGACTTAAAAACAGGTCTCAAGGATACGGTGAAAGCTATTGCCGAAGAATTAGAACTAAAGCCTGCACTAATAAACAAAGCAATATCAGTTGCACATAGAGGAAACTACAGAAACATTGCGGACGATATGGATACATTAGAAAGTATTCTCAACTCAGCCGGTAAACTTTAATGCTAAAGTTACTCAAAGAATTTTGGGTAAACAGTTACAGAACAGATCCTACTGCATTTTACTTTGAAGTAGTGTCAGTGGCATTCACAATCTGTGGCAGTTGTATATTGACATTTACGTCTCCAAATCCTATAATGACTATAGTGTTTCCTTTATACTGGATAGGGTCAAGCACAATGTTGTTTGCTGGAGTAAGACGCAGACAAATATGGTTGAGTACCTTGACAGCATGGTTTACAACAATGAACACTATAGGACTTTATAAAGTATTCATAGCATGAGTTACATTGACGCATTATATAAAAAAGATGAAGATAAGATATATGTTGTAGAACGTGATCCAAAGAAAGGTCGAGTGTTTGTTGAATATGATGCAAGATATATTTTTTACTATCCTGATGCTCGTGGTAAGCATAGATCAATCACAGGCGAGACACTACAAAAAGTCACTTGTGCTACTTCAAAAGAATTCATTAAAGAACAACGAATCAGATCCAATAAAGCATTGTACGAACAAGATATTAATCCAGTGTTTCGCTGTCTTGAAGAAAATTATCTTGGTAAAGAAACTCCAAAACTAAACGTACTATTTTTTGATATTGAGGTAGACTTTGATCCAGACAGAGGTTATGCAACCACAGATGATCCATTTATGCCTATCACTGCCATAAGTTGTTACATGGGATGGACAGATCAACTTGTAACTCTTGCTGTGCCTCCTAAAACTTTAAACATGCAAGAAGCTAAATTACTTACTGAACGTTTTCCAAACACTATGCTTTTTACAAATGAAAAAGAAATGCTTGATGCATTTTTACAACTAGTTGAGGACGCAGATATTTTATCTGGTTGGAACTCGGAAGGATATGATATACCATATACAGTGGGAAGAATACAAAAAGTTTTAAGTTCAGACGACACAAGAAGACTTTGCTTTTGGGGAGAAAAGCCAAAGAAAAGAATTTTTGAAAAATACGGAAAAGAAAATTTAAGCTATGACTTGATTGGCCGTGTGCATTTAGATCTTTTAGAACTTTACAGAAAATATACGTATGAGGAGCGTCATAGTTTTAGACTAGATGCAATAGGTGAACATGAACTTGGAGAAAAGAAAACAATATATGAAGGATCTTTAGATAATTTGTATAAAAATGATTTTGCACTTTTTATTGAATACAACAGACAAGACTGCAATTTATTAGCAAAACTAGAAAAGAAACTTAAATTTATAGAACTTGCAAATGAAATTGCACATCAAAACACAGTATTACTACAAACTACTATGGGAGCAGTGGCAGTTACGGAACAAGCTATTGTGAACGAAGCACACAGACGTGGGATGATTGTGCCAGGCAGAAAATACAGAGACAAAGAAGCAGAGCCAGTCACAGCGGCTGGTGCATATGTTGCCACTCCAAAAAAAGGTCTACATGATTGGATAGGATCAATTGATATTAATTCCCTGTATCCAAGTGTAATTAGAGCTTTGAATATGGGTCCAGAAACAATAGTAGGGCAGATAAGGCCAATTATTACATCAGCTGAAGTGAATAGAGCCAAGTCACAGAAAAAATCATTTGCAGCAGCCTGGGATAATCAATTTGGAAGCTGGGAGTATCAAGCAGTAATGAATAAAGAGAAAGGCACAGAAATACTTGTGGACTGGGCAGATGGCACTAGTGTAAGAATGAGTGCTGCACAACTGTATGATATAGTGTTTGAAGGCAATAACAAATGGATGTTAAGTGCTAATGGCACTTTGTTTACATATGAGTTTGAAGCAATTATTCCTGGACTACTAAAACGCTGGTATGCCGAAAGAAAAGAAATGCAACGGAAAATGATGGAATCAGGAGATAACGAGATTGAAAAAGAATATTGGGATAAAAGACAACTTGTTAAAAAAATTAATTTGAATAGTTTGTATGGTGCAATATTAAATCCTGGTTGTAGATTTTTTGACATGCGAATAGGGCAATCAGTGACACTTACTGGTAGATGTATCACAAAACACATGGGTGCAAAGGTAAATGAAATTATTGGCGGCAAGTATGACCATGTAGGACAAAGTATAATATATGGTGACACAGACTCTGTGTATTTTTCTGCACATAAAACTTTAGCAAAAGAAATAGATTCAGGCCAGATTCCTTGGAACAAAGAAAGTGTAATATCTTTGTATGATAAAATTGCAGAAGAAGTGAATACAACATTTGCTGGTTTCATGTCAAAAGCATTTCATTGCCCTACTACAAGAGGATCTGTCATAAAAGCCGGCCGAGAACTTGTGGCACTGAAAGGTTTGTTCATTACTAAAAAAAGATATGCAGTTTTGTATTTTGATAAAGAAGGTGAACGAGTAGATAATGCTGGCAAAGAAGGAAAAGTAAAAGCAATGGGACTTGATTTGAAAAGATCAGACACTCCTGTATTTGTACAAAATTTTTTAAGCGACGTGCTTTATAAAGTCCTAATAGGTGAGACAGAAGATCAAGTATTGCAGGCCATTTCAGATTTCAGAGCTGATTTTAAAGCAAGACCTGGATGGGAGAAAGGATCGCCAAAAAGGGCTAACAACGTTACTGACTACTGGGAAAAAGAAAAGAAACAAGGAAAAGCCAACATGCCTGGCCATGTAAGAGCCAGTATAAATTGGAACAACTGTAAAACTATGTACGATGACAAATATTCTTTGCCAATCACAGATGGTGCAAAAGTAATAGTTTGTAAACTAAAAAATAATCCGCTTAATTACACAAGTATAGCGTATCCAGTTGACGAATTACGTATTCCAGAATGGTTCAAAGAAATGCCATTTGATTCAGAAGCAATGGAGCAAACCATACTTGATCAAAAAATTGACAATCTTATTGGTGTTTTAGATTGGGACGTGCAATCAACAGAGACCAGTAATACATTTAACAAACTATTTGAATTTTAAATAAAAATAATGTTAAGCGTAGAAGAAATAAAATTATTAATTGAAAAATTAGAAAAAGCCAAAGAAACAGACTTTAAAGAATTAATAGACACTAACCTGAAAATATTAAAGGATATTGAAGTAGCTGTTGATGCTAACAACGAACTTGAAATTGAAAAGATCGATAAGCCTATGGATTGGTATAAAAAAGACTTGGAAATAAAAAGACAAAAGCCAATTGTGCATAATAATTTATACAAAAGAATCTGTTCAAAAATTTATCAGTTTAACAAAACAAACCTTTACAATTCTTTAGAAATAGGGCCTGGTAATGGTATGTTTTCTAAAGAATTTAGAGCATGGAAATTAAATTACTTTGTAGACGTGTTACCTGATATACAGGAAAGAATTTTCCGTAGGTTTAATCCTGCCCACCGAAAGCATTTACGTTTTTATATCACGAGAAAAACTGATTGTGGAAGTATCCCACAAGGTTCTTGTAATTTTGTTTTCAGCTGGGATACATTTGTATTTTTTACCCAAGAGCATATAAAACAATC